GGAAATGCGCGATGGAATACCAACCATAATCGGGCACGGTATCACCATACAAATTAAACTTTGCCAACCATGCGCAGAGCTTAACCAATGACTAACGATAAAATGGTCATACCTAATCAAGAAGTGCAGCAAGCGGCTATCGAGCTGCTAGAATCGCTACAGGCTGACAATTACCCAATAAAACCAGAAACACTTCAGCTAATTAAAAAACTAGCAAGGGGCGAACCCATGCCAGCAAAAAAGGGCAATACATGAAAAACGATTACATTAGGCTGGCGCGCTTTCATCTTGGCGATATGAGCCAAAGAGAATTGGCCGACCAGTTAGGCTGCACAAAACAAACGATACACGTTATCGAATCAGGCAAGCAAGAATGCAAACTTACAATGTTGCTGGCGATTGAATGCCTATTAAGGCGCGCGGATAAATGGCCTATAAATTAGCCTTTTTTGCCCGATTTTTGCCGTTTTTTGCGTCTACCTCGATCTAGTGGCAAATTATGGCTTTTTTGGCCTTTTTTCGTACCCACCTCGATCTATTAAAGCACCTCGATCTAGTGGCAAATTCGTGTGCCAGGTCGAACCACCTCGATCTATTAAAACTGTAAGGAAAATATAATGAGCTTTGAAGTAATTGACGATTTAGATAATGAATATGAGGCTTTTTGCCCAAAATGTAATGACGCTCTTGGTGGCAGCGACCACCCAAACGACAACCCGAAAGACTACGATTTTGTAGTGTCATTTGGCTGTGTTGATTGCTGCATCGAGGTAATACACAAATACCCGACAAAAGATTTAAAGAAAAGAGTTTACGATGAAATCGTTGCATCTTTTAAACATCACTAAGCAATGCCACCTCGATCTAGCGGCAACCCACCTCGATCTATGAAATTACTTACGTTTTCTTAGGTTTTGTACGGTATCAGTCTCAAAGATACGGATTCCAAGCCAAACTATCGTAAATAAGCTGGCAGTTGGAGGCAACCACGCGGCTAAAGACAATACACCTGTGCTTGCTGCGGCAATATCTACTAAATCTTTGGGTTCTGTACTCATAGATATGGCCTAAAAATGATAGATAAAAAAAAGCCTAGAGGTTTAATCTAGGCGTTTTAGTTTGTTGTAGCTATAGAAACGAGGAGGAATATAGCCTACCTTAGAGATTAAACACTATTTTTGATTGATGTACAACCAAAACGTGAACAAAGTTTACACGTTATGGTCTTTTAACCCTGATAATATCGAAATTCGTATCCATTCATCGCGCTCTAAGTACCTACTAAGCAATAAATTGAGTCGCTTTTTCCATACTTTGCGCGCTTGAAACAGAGTGACACTAAGCATTTTAGCTAAATTCCTTTCACTGATAGGTCGCTGCCCTGCCCCTTTGCATGATTCACACTGCACCACTCTTGAATCTAGCTTTATTTCACCAACACCTTTACACTTTTGGCAGTTTTTTGGGCTTATAGCGATTTCTAAGGCCATTAAAGCAAGTATTGCGATAGATTTATTAGTTTCGCCCTCTTTGAGCTTAAAACCCGCTTTAAAGCCGTCTATGATAGCTAACTCTCGTAGCTCCGTTCTACATGCTCCATCTAAAGCAAACTTTTCAAGGGCATACAGGTAAGTGATTCTGTCTAGCTTTACAAGGCAAGATGCAACGTCCGTTGCTGTTATTGAATTACCGTTTGTACTCCGAATTGTGTCAAATCCTGGAGCGCCACTTGTCAGCATTGCCATTAGCTCACTCACTAGGCAACCTCGATCTAATTTCTAATAGGTTATGCAGGAATTTTTGTAGCGTTCTAACATCTGATACTAGAAAATCTTCAGTTAACACGACAGAGCCGCTTTTCGTCACAAATCCTAGCTTGCCGTCTATATGTATAAGTTCATTTGTTTCTTTATCTAACATTCGCCAAGCCTTTTTTTGTGATATGTAATCAAATCGTTAAATTCTTTAAGCATTTCTCTGTAGTCAGCAACGTACAGCTTTTTAGGCTTATTCTTATCTCTGTGCATTTGCTCAACAAAATCTAAACCGTAGTAATCAATCATCCACAATGTGTACTGCCCTTCCGCACTGCCATGCTTCATACCGAAACTGTTGCATCCCTTGCATTGAGGCCACACGTTGCAGATTTCTAAGGCCCAATATGATGAATTCCCTTTGGCTATGTAGTGTCCACCGTCACAATCCTTCCAATGCATTCTCTTATCGCACGAAACGCAATTGACCATTCCATATTCATCAGCGTTAGATATTCTTGCTAATCGCTGTATTGCCTTTAAACACTTCGATCTAGGGGTTTCAGCCATTACCTTCACCTTCCCTGTTAAACGGCTGATGAATGCCAAGATGGTCAATAAAAAGCTCGTTAATATTGTCAAACACTACTGATACTTGGTGCGACTGTAGCTTGCTAGTCCTAACTTGACCTTTGACTCTCGTTTCAGGGAAAAACTGCGCTTGTATATAACACCAAACATCGCGCTTAAATGTCTCTTGAGAATTCTTTAAGCGGATTGTTTTTGCAGATAAGAATGCAAAGTTGTGATTACGATAATGCCCTGCATCATTTAGCGCCTCTGCCATTCGCTTGCAGTAACATTCAATTGCTGCTTGTTGGTTTGGTGTGCGAGTCTTTTTGACATCAACCTCGACCTGTAGAAGCCCCGTGGGTAGGTCTTTAAACACTTTTTCAGATGCAAGACCAACGGCAAAAAGCGATTGATTAATTTTTCTAACCGTTGCTTTCATTTCAACGGTTTCCGTAGCCACTCTGCGCTAATCTTTTGAGCAGCATTGTTAAATTGCACCCAACCTGACGGCTTCATTCTTACTTCAGAAAGGTGTGAATCGTCAAAATCATAACGACCACTAAAACGATTCTTAAACAAATGTTCAGACATTCCAGAACGTTTTAAAATCTCTCTCATCGAGTAGCTTTGGTTTAAAGTAAACCGTGAATCGTCACCAACAAATTTGTAGAAGTACATTTCAGGCATAACTTAAAACATCGCCAAGATATCGGCACATGCAGCTTTGCCTTTTTCTCGCCTTTCCGCTTTCGTTCCGTATTCCAGTAAATTTTCAGGCTTATAAATCTTGTGTGCCAGTGACCCAGCCGAACCTGTAAATACACCTTCATTAGTTAACAGGCCAATGATTGCGTCAATGTCGGGCCACTCAAAACGTGAGTTGCTGGAACGCCTTTCTTTGTGGACAAGATCAAACGTATCGTTAATTTCATCCCTGCTGTACTTTGCAATCTGCCTACCAAATTCCCTGCGCGCTAAAGTTAAACTCTCTTCATCGGGCCACCGAGTTTGCATCTTGGTCGCACCGTAAACGTTGAACAGCCGCATGAAAAAATAAGCAATTGCATCTTTTTCATCACTACTGAAAATTTGTGGCTTTTTCGTAGTCGTATAAATTTGAGGCGTAGCCGATTCTGCGCTCTGTAACAGATTGTTTATTTGCATTTTGTTTTACCCACTTTTGATGATTTCGTTCCCAAGTCCTAAAGGCTGCTTGCCAACATTTCATTGATGATTTGCCAACCACCCACCCTTTTGATTCGTGGTAATCAATAAAACTCTGAATATCTGAAGTACATTTCTGCCCCTCAAAAATAAGTTGATTTTTGTAATCAGTAATTTGTTGTAGCGATGGCTTTCTGAATACTTTTACTTTTTGTTTTAGTGGTTTAGCCCCTAATAATTCTTGGTTCTTTCTTGGTTCTTCTTGGTTAGTGTCCCCTTTTTGGGTCTGGTCAAGTCCCGTTTTTGGGTCTGCCCTAGTACCGTTTTTGGGACTGGTCACTTCATGCATACCAGTACCGTTTTCGGCACTGCATAACACATCAAGATTTAATTGATAACTGGTGCTTGTTCCAAAGGTTTTTGCTTTTACGATTAGTCCCAACCCCTCAAGAATTGAAAGACTGCTAATAATGGTTTTTCGGTTTTGACCGGTCTTTTCTGATATGGCGCTAATCGACGGATTTAAACGGCCTGTACGTTCATTTAGGCAATCCGCAAGAGCCAATAACACAAACTTAGCGGAGGGTTTTAGGTCTTGATCCCAAGCCCATTTAGACGCGTTAAAACTCATTATTTATCGTCATCTGGGAAAAATGATCTATAAGTAAGTTTTCCTTTACTGTGTTTTACAAGAGCAGGAACGCTTATAAGCCTCGGAACTCTATAACCATACATGTATGCATGAGCAGTTCGCGCAGATATTTTATAAATCTTGGACGCTTTTTCCGCGCCAAGCTGTTTAAGATGTTTTTGGAATTTAGTCATGCGGCCTATGATATACATCTGCGTATAAATATCAAGCACGCTAAGTGTAATTTATTACGATAAGTTTATTCTGTACCAACTATATACATTTACTATTATCCCAAATTTGAATTATTCTTAAAAATGGTTTACTGTGCAAAGCAAGCACGATTAGTGCAAATCATCACCGAGGATGACATGAAAGACATAGATGTAAACAATAGCGTAAAAACATTTCGTCAAAAACGAGGGTTAAGTACATCAGCACTTAGCCGACTGACAAAAGGTGAGTTTTCACCTAGTAGAATATCAAACTATGAAAATGGAGTCCGCGCACTTACTGTAGATGCAGCAATTGCACTTGCACCATACTTGGGGGCTACAGCGGCACAGCTTTTAAATCTTGCGGATAATTTTTTCACCGATGTCAAATTGGGTGAACACCAGGAAGAGTTATTAAGACTTCTTTCTCAAGTCTCACTGCGCGGAGATGGTGATGTTAAAAAAGTGATTGGAATTCTGCGAGGCTATCTGGAGTCTTAGGCAGGTTTGTCATTAAACTTTTACATTGCTTTTCTGTAAAATTCGTCATAACTTCTATTAAACACTTTAATTCTTGAAAGCTCTTGTCTTTTAGCAATAGCTGAATTTCTGTGCTTTGTGATTTTAACCAATACATTACTACGTCTTCATTAAGTTCCATTAGAAATCGTCCCTGTTCGGTCTATAGTCCCACACCACCAAATCATCTGGCTTGTCAAAAATCCTGCTGCCGAAACAGCATCGTAATAATACGTTTCCATGCTTTGCTTCATTTTGCTACCCCTTTTTTTAACCTGCACCGCAGGATAATTTTTGCATTGATTATGTATACGGAAAGTTATTATCTATTCCGGTCTAATATTAACTCATACTTTTTTGTATAGATCAAACAATTTAAAACCTTTTATTCATAGGGTTATTATCTTTACACGCTAAGAGTTGACCTTGCACTTTAAGTGTGCAATGATACACGTTCAGTTAATCAATTTGATTTTTAAAGGGGATCAATTATGAACGTTTTACAAGATTTTAACCGGATAATGCTCGATAGCCCTAAAGCTCGCGCTGAGTATGATTTCATCTACGAAGGTCAAGCAAGCCTTACCGAATCTAGCGAATACTACAATGAGTATTCACAATTAGTTGCAATTGCTGAGAATGCTGAGAAGCACGAACGGAGGGTTGCACAATGAAAGCATCTGACTCCGTATGGAAAACACTATCAGCCATTGACGTATCGAAACACGTTGAGAAGAAAGGCAATCTATCTTATTTGTCGTGGGCGTGGGCATGGTCGACGTTGATGGATCACTATCCCGACTCTAGCTACACCTTTACCGACCCTTCTACTTTAATTAATGGCACTGTAGAGGTCCAGGTAACAGTTACGGTCAAAGGTGTATCGCATACTATGTGGCTGCCAGTGATGGACAACCGTAACAAATCTGTAGCTAATCCTACTAGCCGCGACATTAGTGATGCGCGTATGCGATGCCTTGTAAAGTGTATTGGTATACATGGTCTTGGGCTGTATCTGTACAGCGGTGAAGATTTACCGCAAGCAGTACAAAACGCAGTAATTACCGAAGATCAGGCTGTTGAAATTAAAGGTCTTATCGAAGAGTACGATGTTGACGTAAAAGGCTTTCTTAAATACGTCAAATCAAACTCTGTTGACGAAATGCTTGCTACTCACTACGCAAGGGCTATTGCAGCACTAAAGTCTAAGGCTCCACAGACTGAGAAGCCAATGACTGATGATCAACTTGCCAACATAGGCAAAAAGATAGCGGGGAAATCCTAATGCCTAAAAAAGGATTTAAACACAGCGAAGAAAGTAAACAAAAAATGGGCAAATATCGTTTGGGAATTCCGCTTACAGAAGAGCATAAAAATAATATTAAAGTTGGTTTATCTCATGTTATGCAAACACCAGAATACAAAGCAAAAATGTCAAGGGCTTTAAAGGGCGTACCAAACCCCATAGATGGCTTAAATGGCGCATCAGAAACCAACCGTAATTGCAAAGATTGGTGGTTCATAAAGCGAGGAAAACACTACAGGTTTAGGTCTTTAAATAAATTTGTGCGAGACAACAAGCACCTTTTTACTGATGAAGAACTTACAGAATATGGGCCTGAAAAACGCCTTGCTCCGATATATAGGGCAACCGTAATGTTGAGAAGCTTGCACCTTTTAAAAAAGGACGGCACCCCTAAGGTTTCTAATTTTGTTTGGAACGGCTGGACTATCGGAGAAAAGTGGGAGCAGGGGTTTTATGAGGCCGAATCATTATGATTATTTCACCTTACGAGCAAGGCACTGAAGAATGGCTTGCCGCCCGATTGGGCATTCCATCAGCCTCAATGTTCTCTAAGCTCATTACGATGACAGGTAAGCCCTCTGCCAGTGCTGATGGATATATTAATCAGCTTCTTGGGGAACGGCTCACAGGCAAGTCTGAGCCTCACTATACGAGTGAAGCCATGATACTTGGGACTGAGCGTGAGCCGTTGGCTAGAGCCGATTACGAATTTATCAGCGGAAATAAAGTCGATCAGGTTGGTTTTATTCTTGATGATAGTGAAAGTTATGGGTGCAGTCCTGATGGTCTTATTGGCGAGGATGGTGGTTTAGAGATTAAATGCCCCGCGCAAACCACTCAGGCTGGCTATTGGCGCGACAAGCAATCTGGAGTAAAGAAATACTATCAGCAGATTCAAGGTTGCATGTGGGTAACAGGCAGAAAGTGGTGGGACTTCTTTTCTTATCATCCTGATATGCCTCACGTTCTCGTTCGCGTTGAACGAAATGAAGAATACATCGAAAAACTATCGGAGCAGGTTTTGCCTGCTACAAAAACTATTGAAAAAGAATTGGAGAAACGCAAATGAAAGTAGCAGTGAACTTTTCTATCGACATATCAAAACTTGATAAATCCAGGTATGTAAAAGGCAGAAATGGAGCAGAGTATGTAGACCTTACTTGCTTTATTTCGCCAGAAGAACCTGACCAATTTGGACAGCATGGCGGCATTCAGCAATCAACGACTCAAGACGAACGTGCCGCAGGTACAAAAATGGCTTATGTAGGCAACGTAAAGGCTTTTTGGGGTGATGGCGTAAATATTGTTAAAGAGGCCAGTAGTTCTAGCGTACCTCAATCTAGTGGCAATGCACCTCAATCTAGTGGGCAACCATCTTTTAGCGAGGATATACCTTTCTAAAACCAGCCCCTTGCGGTCTGGCCCAGCCGCTACCAAGTGGG